CCAAATATTGTCTGATACTCAGTTGTAGTTTTTATGATTATAAAACCACAGTAATTAGAAGGAAAGGTTCCAGTAGGAATAGTAACAGTTCCTATTAGTATTCCGTTAGCATTTATTGTATTTAATGAATTAATTGAGGAATTAGCATACGTTATAGAGGAACCTGAAAATACCATATTTCTGGAATTACCTGATTTGTCATTCCATCTATTATTAGTTAGAGTTGCTCCATTCGTACCTGCTACACCCGTATTCAAGGGGTCATTTCCATCTAACCATAATTGTAGACCAGGAACAGATAAAGGTGATACGGGTAGAGTAGATGCAGTATTTCCTGAACTATTCACTGCTATAATAATTAGATCATATACTTTATTTGCATCAAGTCCTGAAAATATAGCATATTGATTGGCAAGACCCTGATTTGTAGATGGTACAACAGGAATATCATTTAGAGTATAAATATAACTTGTAGCCCCAAATCCTCCAGACCAGTTAACCTGAAATCCAGATCGAGTAATATCAGATAATGATAACGAAGTGGGCTTGCTTGGAGTAGTTATAGCAGTAAATGGAACACTCTGCACGCCTACACCGATTTCATTTTTAGCAGTTACAACAATTAAATAATGAGTACCAGCTGAACGACCCCTAAATGTAGCACTATTCCCTGTTAATAATGATGGTACAGTAGGTACTGAATCTACAGTAAAGGTATACTCATACGCATCAGTACCAATTGCCCAATTAATCGTAAATTCAGTTGTCGTTACATCAGTTAGAGTAAACGACGATGGTGCAATTGGCAAGGTTACGACACTTAGCCCAGTTACAAGTGGTTCTAAATAATATGGATGAGTAGGTGGTAAAGGATTTGTGACTACCTGTGAATTATAGATATCTAATATCTGTGAAGATGATAGAGCAGAATTATAGACTGCGAAATTATTTATAGCACCATTAAATGCTCTAGAATTATCTGCAGCCTTTCCTATGATTAAATGTGCTGTATTATTTAACGTACCAGAGCCCGTTCCAGATGTTTTGGCTACACCATCACCATACATTTGACAGAACCCAGTACTAGCATTGACCGTTAGAGCAAAATGAAACCATCTTCCAGATGTGGCTGGATATGCAAAAAAAGGAATATTTAATGTAGCACCGCTAAATGCAAGATTACAAGATTGCCCTGTATTATATATCTCAGAATTAATTCCATAAGATGTACCAGTTGCACTGCTGGATAGCCCCCATTGACTATAGTATCCACCATCAGTAGTATAAAACCAATATGAAATTGTAAAGGAGCCAGTTCCATATGGAAAGGGCATACTTAGATAAGTGCTTGTTGAATTATTAAATCTAGCACTATCCTTAAAATTATTTCTTCCAAAAACTACATTATTATTTGTAACTGTTTGAACCGTTGAACCCGTATTAGTAGCATTTGTTGTAAGATATAAATATGTATTAGGCGCATATAGGGGCTTATTTTGTAAACCCCATTTCCATGCAAGATATCCCTCAATCTTCTGACGATTTCTAATGGATATGTTTGAATTATACATTATAATTTCACAGAAATTTGTTCTCAATTGTGATGCGGCACCACCGAATCCACTAAAAGATAGTATAGTACCAGCTCGATCGGCAGCATTAAGCCCTGTTACTTGACCACCAGTAAGGGTAATAGTATTTCCATTTATATATGCTTCGAAATTTCCAGTATTACCGGTTTCTGCATATGTTGTTAGCAATACTTCGAATAGATTATTACCTATTGCTCTAACAATATTTTCAGTATATGGACCAGGTTGAATATAAGTACCAAGATTAGTACGTTGAGCATAATTTGTACCACAAAACCATTCACCGTTTGTGATACTACTAAGTGAAAAAGGCGCCGCCCAATTGGCAATATCGCGAGTGAATAATGCTGAAGGAGTAAAGCCAATAGTTGTATTTCTAATTACTGCAAATCCACAGAAATTATTAGCAAACCTACCTAATGGTATACTAATATTTGCCGAGATTGTTCCATTAGCATAGATCGTATTAAGAGAATTAACTGAAGAATTTAAATAACTAGTGCCTGAACCTGTAAATGTCATATTATTAGAGTTTCCTGACTTATCTACCCACGTTGTTACAGAAGCTCCATTTGTTCCAGAGGCACCTGTATTTAGAGGATCTGTAGCATCTAGCCAAGCCTGTATTCCAGATACAGATCTAGGATTAAATTGAAGTCCAGAATCAGTTGATCCAGTTGAATTTATTGCTGTGATAATTAACTCATATGTTCTATTTGCTATAAGTTCAGAAAATATAGCAGTTTTACTTGCAACACCTTGATTATCTAGTCCCGTTGTTACGAGAGATCCATTAAGTTTATAAGTATAAGAAGTAGCACCATTACCACCTGACCAATTTACCGTAAATCCAGTAGAATTAACATTTGAAGCAATTAGAGATACTGGCTTAGATGGCTTTGTTATAGCAGTAAAACTTACACTCGAGGCGCTTCCATTTGTATTACTCGCAGTTACAACTATTTGATAAGAAGTACCAAGAGTTAATCCAGTAAATACAGCACTTCTATTACTTAGACCCAGGTCTACCGAGGGTGTTATGGGTGAAAATGATAGAGGTGAACTTGATAGACTAATTTTATAACTATAAGATGATGCACCAGAACCTCCTAGCCAGTTAATTGTAAATCCCGTTAAAGAACCGTCAGTTAAAGTTAGAGAAAATGGTTGAGATGGGGCTGTAGTTATAAATACAGGGCTTGTTGGCGACGCAGTATAATAGGGGTGTGCTAGAGGTAAAGTAGTCTGTAGGCCCCATTTCCATGCTAGATAACCCTCTACTATCTGACGATTAACAGTGCTTAGAACCGAGTTAAAAATAATAACCTCAGAAATTACTCCATCTGTATAAAACCCAATCGAACCTGAATTATTTCCTGCACCAATAGAAGTGTCAGCTTTAGTAAACGCAAGATTTACTGAATTAGTTGATGAAACATTACCATTTATATAAATTGAGTTTCCTGAAGAATTATATAAGGCTTCTGCTATATATGTTGTATTTGCGCTAATAGGATATAGACCATTCAATTCTCTTGAATTTACTGAATTAAAAAGTGATGGTCCATTAGTAAGTTTTGATTGAAATGATCTACCACCGCTTTCAGGCGAATCAACTAATGATGCGCGCCCTAAAGAATTTAATTTAAATACAACAAATATACTTTCTGTAGTAGAAATTACTCTATAATTTGTTGTATAATATTGAGAGGTTCCATTAAATGATATACCTGAAGTAGTATATGTAGGAGAATTTACACCAGTAACATTATATAAATTGCTAGATAGATCATACCAAGTTGGTAGAACTGACGCATTTGAAGGTAAGACACCAGTTCCTAAAGGATTTGCACTATCTAACCAAAGATTTAAACCAGAAATTGATGATACTATATTACTAGAAATAGAAAACCCGCTGATATTACTTGCTATTACTACTATATTATAAGTAGTTCCTGATAATAAACCAGAAAATACAGCATACTTATCTGTTAAACCTCTATCATTAGATGGCACAGCAGGCTTTCCGTTTAATTGATATGAATATTTAGTAGTTCCATCTGCACCTGACCAATTTACAGTAAATCCAGTCGAATTAATATTTGTTATAGTTAAGTCAATTGGTGCGGTTGGAGCAGTAAACACTATTAAATTACTAGACTCAGGACTAGATCCAGCAATATTTGTAGCAGTTATAGAAACTGTATACTGTGTTCCTGCTGAAAGGCCAGTAAATGTAATACGTCTGTTTATAACACCATTATCAACAGTTGGTTGTACAACTGAATTATTTAATTTATATATATAAGCAGTAGCACTAACGCCTCCCTGCCAGTTTACAGTAAATCCACTAGTTGATACAGCAGATGCTGTTAAATTAGTGGCTTCAGATGGAACTGTTGTTAAGCTAATAGGTAAACTTGGATTACCTGCATATTGTATAATAGAATTATTGGCAATTACAATAATAGTATATACAGAACCAGGTAGAAGTCCAGTAATAGTTACTGAATTAGATGTTGATGAAGGTGGTGTATAAGGGCTTCCATCAAGAGTATATGAAAAATTATCAGCACCTTTAGCACCAGACCAACCAATTACGACGGTGCTTGACGTGCCACTTAGTATAGTAAGAGATGTTGGTTGAGCAGGGCGTGTTACAGCAGTAAATTCGTCACTTAAAATAAATCCAAATGGATTATTTGCTTTTACAATAACTTTATAGATTGTACCAACATCCAAATTACCAAAGGTAGCTGAATTAAATGTTGATGATATTGGTTGAACATTTTGTCCGTTCAATGTATACGAATAACTTGAACCAATTACACCATTTGTTCCACCTAACCAGTTAATTGTAAATCCAGAGACTGAAGGAGCGGTTTCACTCAATGAATATGGTCTAGATGCCGTTGTTCCTGCCTGGAATGTAGCACTATATCTAGAACCAGCTGAATTAAATGCAGTTATGATAACTGAATGAACTGTTCCAGCGTTAAATCCATTGAATGTAGCAAATTTTCGTGGAACACCTTGATCATCTGAAGGCTGTGTTTCAACACCATCAACGATATATGTATAATATGTTGTGTTATTTCCTCCAGACCAACTCACCGTAAATGAATCGGGCGTAGCATTTGTCTGATTAACTGCGATTATAAATGTGGGCAAGTTAGTCAAAGCTTCTATTTCTTGAACAACGACATCAAAAGAATTATAATATAAGTGTGATGTTGGTAAAGACTCATTGAGACGCCATTTCCATGCTAAATATCCTTCTACTCTCTGGCGCTCAACAGTTGAAAGAGCTCTATTATAAACAAGTATCTCGTTAATAGTTCCGTCGAAAAAATCAATACCATCTCCAGCTCCTATACGTGTATTTCCTTCACCGTATGTTGTAAATATTTGAGATTGACTAATATGGCTTCCACCGTTAATAAAGGTTGTTCCAACACCATTGATAGGACCACCTGATATAGTTCCACTCACCATTGTTGTTACAGCTCTTGATATTCCACCAGTTGTGTTAGAATAACCACTTACACCAGATACATTATAACCCAGACTATCATTATATACACGTAATCCTCTACCAGCTGGAGAAGTTGTGCTAACTAAATTAAATCCGCCAGATAATGGAGCAGCCGTTAAAAACACAACAAATATTGTCTCATACTCGGGCCTTGCTGAAATAGTTGTATCTAGGAATGACTTGCGATTGAATACAATTGAATTATTTGCATAAATAGGGCTCACTCCACCGGTAGCATTATTGAGATTTCCAGACTTATCGTACCACGTGCTTACAGTAGTTCCATTTGTTAGAATAGAACCATCGGCAAGTGGGTCTGTTGCATCTAACCACAATTGAAGCCCTGGTGTTAGTAATTTAACGTCTAAATTTATCATATATGGCATAGCTGGAAATAGTAACAATCCCTGCCATCTAGCACAGAATATACCATAGGTAACAAATGCATCCCAGTCTTTCTTCTTTAAAGCATAAGCACTTTCTGTCATTTGTTCCAGGAGTTCGTGATTTATTGCACATGTAATACACATTGCTAACCGGCTTAAGTTGGTCCCGTGTGGTATTATAAAATTACCACACACACACCTCTGGGACATTATATAATATACAAATATTATATAATAT